GATTCCCACTGACGGTGTGGTCACCAGTGGTGGTGTGACTGCCTGCAATCAGTGTCTGGAACGTACCGGTAGTGAAGTTAGAATTAGTACCAGTAACGGTTGCTCCACTGACTTGATCAGTAAAGACTCCACTGACACCAGTGACACTGGTAGCAAGAATTGTGGTGCCACTAATGGTTGTACCGGTGGCTGTCGTAAATCTTGCGGTGTCACCAGTAATGAGAGAACCGCTGACAATTGTGGAACTCAGCGTGTTCTGAACAACAACACCACTGAAGGTGGCGAGGCCAGTACTGGTAACAGTATTTAGAGAGGTATGACCACTAACGGTGAGGTTGCCGGTGATCGTGATGTCACCAGCAATGATCTCACCTGTAATATTTACGTAATATTGATCTAAATAATTTCTAAACTCCGTAAAGGTAATCTTCTTATTACGAAGCGTCGGGTCCACCTCAAAGACGTGGACAAGCGTCAGCAGATCCTGCTCGTTAACATCAATCCCGCTAATCGCAGGGAATTCGCTGATTCTGCGATTTGCCACCTACATTTACGCCATATCCTTACCTTTAATTATAAAACTGTTTGTCTAGCGAACCTTAATTTCAATTCGAGGCAAAACATTGGTTGCAATATGCCATGCACCTTGAATTCCTGTTACAATTCCACAAGAAATTGCTAACACAACCAGGATTTCTGCAACGGTTAAGTTGCGACGGACATAAACAACTTGAGGTTGCTCTCTAGGTGCAGCCGCTTGCTGTGCAATTGTTTGTTGCAGTGCAAGTTCTCTGGCACGCGCCTTCATTGCTTCCAGTTGTTCAGGCGTAATCTGTGCCATTGCAGGAGATTGACTGGGGGGAACCTGCTCTTCCATTGTTGCAAAGACCTTTTCCCACACGTTAGCATCTAACCAAAAGAATTGTCGTTATGGCCTACGGAATTCGAAAGGGTTTAGAAGATATTGCATCAGAACTCCGTGGAATTAAAAACGTACTTTCTTCCATGTGGCATAGCCGTTACGAAAGTGGTGAAACGGATGTCCTTAACCCTGAAGCGTATGCCGACGAATACATCTCAACGGAAGAATGCGCCAGGAGACTGAGCGTTTCCGACCAGACGCTACGGAACTGGATGGCAATTGGCCGCAAAACACCTGAGAAAGGTTGGGTTGAAGGCATTCATTACGTCAATGCTTCTCCAAATCCCAGTAAGAAGGCTGTTATTCGGATTCCCTGGAACAATCTGGTGCGCTCCTTTGCCAGAAACCCTGATCTCACCTTGGCTGACTACCGCAAACCCAAATCAAACATGTATGAAACGAAGTCTTTTGATGCGTTGTAAACATGGCCCATCGCTTCAAAGGATTCGAGATTGAAGATGTAACACTCGAGAATTATCGAGAGTTGCTTCCGGTGTCAATTTCTTGGCAGCTGGAAATGTTCATTCCTCCAGAGGGATCCTTTGATGATGGGTGCCTGCAACGGTACCTGAAAAACTTAAAAGATTACGAAGAAGAGGACGCAAACTCTGGAATGACGCTAGCCAACAGACTCAGGCTTGCCTTCCAGGATATGCAGGCAGATACCATATGCGGCAAATTTCCACAAGCGGAATTACCCCTAAAAAGACGGTTGCGTTGCGTTGCCGAGTACCTGATACGTTCCGGTGAGCTGGATAAAGTCCGGGATGCAGATGGAAAACTGGCTAAACGACGTGGAGTTTTGGGGAAAATGGTCGTTTTATATCAGCCAACCGATAAACTAATTGAATCGTTAGCGCGGCAAGGACTTTTAAAACCATGAATCGTCGTGAAAAACTCATCGCTTCTGTCATCGGTCCTGAGCTGGACGAAACCAAAGCAAAGATGTTGGACGCAACGGTGCGTTTGATCCTTGGCGACATGGGTAAGCACTATTGCCAGATGTGGGAGCACGAAGGTCCTGGCGTAATGGTGTTCCAGCCTGAAAACATGTCCCGCTCTATGTTCTTCTTGACTCTCAAGGAGATCAACGCAGCTCAAGAGGAGTGCGAACGGGACAACGACGGTGACATGGCAGAGACTTTACGTCGTATTCTCCAGGCTGCACAGAAGATTGACCCCCAGGAGAAGGCTGGGTATCTGATTAATGACAAGCAGGGCATGCGCTACTGCGAAATTGACTACAACAAAGTGACTGACAGCTGATGGGCCTCCCGAATATTCGTGCTCACGTCGAAGATCGGGAGTTAATCACCAATTATGACCTTGTGGCATCCGCTCACGGACTGCTGCAAGGCATTGATTTGGATGTTGCTAGCTCCAAAGTTGCCAATGAGTACGTTGAAGCCAAGGAATATTACACTCCATCGGATGATGGCTTGAATTGCCAGCAGTGGTACGGAAGTGTTTACCTGTTTCCGCCCAGTGGTGCGTACTTCTGGGATAAAAAGAACGACCGTTGGAAGATGACACGCTCATCGTCTCCAACTTTGGTGTCTTCTCATGCTGTCTGGTTCCGAAAATTGTACAGAAGCTGGATGGCACGAGAGGTAAAGGAGGGTCTTTTCTTTTCTAACTGCCCGGACATGATCCGATACGAGCAGAAGATCTTTGATTTCCCGATTTGCGTCTTAAAAACTGCTCCTATTTTGCTGAAACACACCAGTACGGGCATTGACAAACACAAGACCTGTACTTCGCTTTTGGTTTATTTGCCACCAATGGATTCCTCTGCAGTAGCAGTCGAAAGATTCCTGGATATCTACTCAGAAAAAGGACGTATTCTTTGCTGAATTCCCTATACTGATAAGCGATTGATCAAGGTTATGAGCGTCTTAGCCGACTGGGAAATTAAGAAACTGGCAGAAGAAGATCAGATGATTGAACCGTTCGTTGACCATCTGGTCAGCACGGAAAATGATCGCAAACTTCTCAGCTACGGCCTTAGTTCCTACGGTTATGACATCCGTTTGTCACCTAAGCAATGCCTGATTTTTGGCAAAGTGCAGGCTGGTGACTGTGATCCAAAGAATTTTGATCCTGACATCCTGAAGCCAACTGATCTTCTGGAGGATGAGCGGGGTCAATACTTCCTATTGCCTCCGTACGGTTATTGTCTTGGCGTTGCACAAGAACGTCTAAAGCTCCCACGGGACGTTACTGTCGTTGCTGTGGGTAAATCGACGTATGCACGCTCCGGCATTTTGGTCAACATCACGCCAGCTGAGAGCGGGTGGGAAGGGTACTTGACCCTGGAAATTAGTAACTGCACTGGTCTCTTCAATCGCATCTACGCAAATGAAGGGATAACTCAACTGCTCTTCTATCGTGGTGCCCCTTGCATTACCAGCTACCAGGATCGGAAAGGCAAGTATCAGGATCAACCGGCTGAAGTTGTCTTCTCGCAAGTTTAACTAAAGCCGTAAAAGGTTCCAGACCTGGGAAGAGGTTTATCCGCGTAATTAGTGCTTCCTACTCGCCCAATGGTATCTCCCATGCTGGGAAGTTCAGTACCATCGATTGTTGCTGGGTTACGCGGAGTTCTTCCACGAATTGTCGGTTCATCGATACCAGCACGCTGTCTGTAGGCACCAGCTGATTTTGCTGCTCGCATAAATTTGGCAACACGTCCTTGCCGGTCGTTTACCGATTCAGTAGCAGAGCGATCTTCTTCTGCAACGCGACGTAAGTCGGTGTCGTAAGCCTGCTCCGGATTTAGATCCGTAAGCTCAGCACCTGATGTACCAGGTAAGCGCCGAGGATCTTCTTCAGGACTAAACAAATTTGCCATAGTATTATTGTAAAAGGAATAAATCAAGCCTTAAATATCATGTACCACGGTGCTGCTGGCTTTTTAGATAGCTTCGTGCAAGACGAAGTGAAGTGCCGTTGCCTTAATTTTGAAGAAGATTTTGGTCAACCTCTTGCCAATGAAGAAAACGATGTTCCGCTGTATGATCAATACAATCGTGGTTTAGCAGCATGCGAGCAGGGTCTCGAGCGGACGAATCTGGGTCTGGAAGGGAATCAGGAAAGGCCGGGTCTAACGGGTTACATTCCGTCAATGGAACAAGGAATGGGAATGGGAGCATCGCCCAAGCCGAAGACTCTGGTAATGGAACTGGAGGAACCGGACGAGGAAATGATGGAAGAGTCACGCAAGAGGCGTGGTTTGCGCCGGTAGAAGACGACGTGATTAGTGATTGCCCAGGAGGAGTTTGTCCTGTTCCCTGGGCAACAAAAGAAGAACCTCCTGTGATCCAGGAGGATTTAGTTAATCATCCGTCGCATTACACCGACGGCGGAATCGAATGCATTGAAGCAATCGAAGCCCAGCTAACCGTCGAAGAATACCGTGGATACTTGAAGGGTAATATCGCCAAGTATGTGTGGCGTGAGAAGCATAAAGGCGGGACAGAATCACTGAAGAAGGCACAGTGGTATCTCGGTCGTCTTATTGAATTGGAAGGTTAGAAAGGAAGAACTTCATCTTCGTCTTCTTCGTCGTCGCCTGACATCACACAGGCGGCGGCGAGTTCTGCCAACTCCAGGTCGGTGGGGATGTCAAAGTCGATAT